CTGGGCCAGCATACGGATCATTGCTATCCCAGACGGCCTGCCCTGTTGCCGGATCAATCAGCTTCATGCCTTAGCCCTTCGGATCGATGATGGTTCGCTTGATTTCGACCGGGATGGCGCCGCCGTCCGGGCCGGATACCTCTTGCTTGGTCGCGTCAGAGTAGCCGTGCTTGGACAGCATCATCTTGGTGATCGGCGGATTGAACGTGCCGTCGAGGCCATTATTGAGCAATTCGCGCTCTTGTTTTTGCGCGATTGCCTTGAGGATGTCGGAAAATTCTTTGTCCTTGTCCCGCGCCCAATCGTGGCAGGTGTCACGGTGAATGCCGATTTCGCAGGCCAGACCGGCGATTGACGGCACCTTGTCGCCTGCCTTGATCCAGCCGCCGTTGGCGTATTCCCACGCCTTCTCAACAATCTCTGGACAGTAATCTTTCGGCCTGCCTGCTGGCATATTGCTCACCTCATCTCGGGCGATGCTGCCCGGTCGCCGGGCGCATTCTAACGCTTCACCGCCAAATATGCAAACTGTCCTACGCCCTCGCGCTTGCAGAAGAGGAAGACCAGCTTGTCGGTCTCGGCTCTGGCAGCCGCGTGGCGATGCAGGCCGCCGCAGGTCTGGCCGATCCAGTAGACGATGCGGTCGCCCTTCTGCGCCTCGGCCAGCGCGCGGCAGAAGGCGTCCTTGCTGGTGTCGCCGGTGATGTAGATGGTGCTGCTCATTCCAAGTCCTCCAAGAAATTGAAATCGTCTTCCAGATCCTGCGGCGCGCGTCTGACCGCCTTCACCTCGGCGCCGGGGAATGCCAGCTTCACCGCGTCCACCAGCCCGTTGCGATGCTCATGCAGGGCAACGGCGACCTCACGCATGGTGTGGATCGCGATGCCTGGACGCTTGGCGTAGGCTGCCGGCCATTCCCTGCCATCCTCGATGATACCGTAGACGGTGCCTTCGTATTCGTGTTCCCAGATCATCGGATCGGAAACGGGCCGACCGAGGCTGACGGCTTCGGCGTCCATCGCCGTTAAACCACGCAGACAGATCTCGACCCAAAATTTTGTCTTGTCGGGATCTTGCGCGTCGATGGCGCCGTTCAGGCCAGCCATCGCACGCCCCCACTTCGCGGCGCTCTCGGTCGAGACAAGTTCGGGCAGGCGATCCACGCCCCAGCGTTTGTCCATCTCTCTGACGGCCGCGTCGAAGGGTGCCAGCGCAAGGTCCGCTTTGATCTCATTTGCCGTCGCACCTTTGTGCAGGATGCGGTCGTCTTTTTTCTGGCGTGTTGGTCTCTTGGCCATCGTTGTCGTCCTCTCTGGTTTCCTCACTCTCACCTCACCTCACATAACCAACACCTTCACCTCCTCACCCCTCACCCCCTTTAGGGGGTGGGGTGAGGAGGAAGGGTGTTTTACCTCACCTTTCCTCACCTTTCCTCACCTGTGAGGCTCTAGGTGAGGTTGCATATTTATCACAGTTTGTCCCATGCAGACTTGTGCTTTCCGCCCTGCCAGCCGTGGCCAGATGACGTGTCGCTCATGCGCACGGTGGCCCAGCCATGCTCGTTCCACTCGGTCAGGCGCTCATAGGTGGCGACGCCGGGGTGACCCCAGCTATCGCGCGTTTCGGTGGTTTTGATTTCGATGACGGTCATGGTGGTCTCCTTGTTGGTGTTCTGGGTTATGCGGCGCGGCGGGCCGCAATGCGTGCGTCCATCGCGCGCATGTCGCGCTTGTGGCGCATGATGCGGCGGCCCAGTTCCAATGCCTCGCAGTCAACGATGCGACCGCAGGAGCGGTACTCCACCATGTAGGTGCCGGTATAGTAGTTGCGGGTGATTGAGATCAGGTCAGTGGCGAGGAAGTCGCGGATCAGTTTTTCGAGGCCGGTGGTCATCTTGTTCATCCTTGTTTGCTAGTTCGTAGGACCACCATACATCCTGCTGCGCGCGATGCAATAATAAAATTGACGCATGAGCAATTATTTTTATCACACTTCGTCATGGCTGATCCACTCTCCGACGACCACGACGGCCACTTCTCTGGCCTGTCTCGGGTCTGTGATCCGCTCGACGGCCAGCACGTTTGTCTTGATCCACGTCTTGATGATCGCCGACACCTTGGCCTTGCCTTTCTTCTCGGTGATGTCGATGCCCAGCATGTCTGCTATCGGGACGCCCACCCATTTTTTAGACTGCTGGCTTTCTCGCAGCGGCTCGTCGTTTGTGTGGGCATCTGAGACGATCCTCTGTGCCGCCTTGGCATCCTTGGCGCTGATGCCGTCGAATGCGTCTGGCAGCGTGTACGGGACGCAGACACCGATCCATTCGCCGTTGTCGATCTTGACGCCTTCCATCTTGCGGTAGACAGCGGCTGCTGCTGGCGGGGCCAGGTTGGCCTTGCCGTCGTCCACGCGCATGATGCTGCGGGCCTCGTTCTCGTCGATGCCCAACTTGGCAGCGTCGTCGGCTGACATGCGGTTGACCACCCGCGCAGCACGGGCCGCCCCGATCAGGCTGCCTGCGCCACGCACGCTGTCGATGCTGGCGTCTTCCCCGTTGCCTTTGCGGATGTGATGGACCAGCCCGATGGCGCACTTTGTCTCGTCAGCCACGCGCCTTATTTCCGCCACAATGGCGTTCACAGCCATGTTGTCGTTCTCGTTGATGTTGTGGGCGCCGACGAAGGGATCGATGAAGACGCAGCCAATCTGCTTTTCAGGGATTTTGGCACAGAGGTATTCGACCAGCTTGGTATTGGGCAGCACGCCCTCGCGGGTCTGGATGCCGAACTTGAGGCTGAAGTCTCGGCCCGCGTTGACGAACAGGCGGCCCTCCACCTCGGCGGGCTTGATGCCGTAATGCCGCATTGCGGCGAGAACGCGGCGCTGGATTTCTTCAAGCGGATCTTCAAGGTTGACGATCCAGACGTTGGTTCGCTCTTTCACTTCCTCGCCCAGCAGCGGGCGGCCTGTCACGATGGCCAGCGCCTCCACGATCTGGAGGCTGGTCTTGCCGATCCCGCCTGCCGACGCCAGCACGCTGACGAAGGATCGCAGGTAATGGTGGGCATAGATCCAGCGGCGCGGCTCGATGCTGGCCTCGTCGAACATATCGTAGAGCGTGGGCCAATCCGGGGCCGCCTCGGGGGCGTCTGGGGTGTCGAAGCTGTCGAGGTCTATGTCATCGGCCTCTGCGCTGGCAGGTGCCTCCTGCGCGGCCTGCGGGGCTACATAGTCGAAATCATCCATGCCGTTCTCGGGCAGTTCGATCTCGGCTTTGGCCGGGCTGATCTCCAAGCCATAGGCGCGCACGGCTTTGTCGAAATCGCCCTGATGCTCATAATGCACAAAAAGGTCCCATGCATCGCCCCAGCAGTATGAACTCTCACCAAGTGACTTAGGCCTGCCCACACCAGCGGCGGCATCCGATCCTGACAGGCTTACCCAATGCGATAAGAAGTTCTGCGTGGCGAAGCTGGGGGACGTTTGATACCGAGAACGATAATGCTGGGAAGATCCGCGCCGCTCATATTGGTAGCGGGCGAGCAGATCCTCGATGCTGTGGTCGGCGTTAAAGGCATCAACCGGGCTGACCTGATCGGGAAACTTCTGCCGGCGCTCGGCACGCTGGCGCTCACGGTCGGCACGCGCCCGGTCGGCCTGCTCGGCGGCGAGGCGGTACTGTTCCAGCCTCCTGTCAATTTCTTGACGTATGGCGCTGTCGGCATCCAGACGCAGCGTGCCAGCCCGGATGATGCGGTGTTGGTAGAAGATCGGGGTCAGATCGGGGTTGCGTTTGGCCAGCGGCACGTTGGGCAGGTAAATGGGCTGGCCGCAGCGTGCCAGGGCGCCGTCGGGGTGTATGCCATTGGCGTGCAGCAGATCGAACAGGGCGGTCTGGGCAAGCTCATAGTCAGCGCCTGACAGAGCGCCGGCCAGCGGCAGCAGGACGCGCCACTTGCGGTTCTCTGGGGTCGCGCCGGATGATGAGTAGGCCAGCAGGCTGACGGGGCCGCAGACGGCCTCCACGGCGGCCAGCACGTCATCGAGGCTGGGGTTGCCCCGGTCGATGTCGAGGGCCAGCATGCGGAAGGCGCCGCGCTCGCGCTGGGCTTCGTGGGATCTGCCGTCGTATTCGCGGTAGGTCGATGGGATGAAAAAATCGGCGTCGATCTTTTCTTTCGCCTGCGGTGTGGAGACCATGCGGGCGATCTCGGCCCAAGAGATGCCGGGGTATGTATCGCCGGGTTTGTTGATGAGCGTGTGGAAAGAGCCGGGGGCTGTCAAAAAGCGGATGTCAGACATTGTGGCCACCGCGACACTTGCCACCAGATATAGACTGCATTAAGATATTCCTTGTGTTGGGTTGCTCTCACACATCTGGAACCTGCTCCTCCCTCGGTTCCGCCTGCCTTAACTGAACCCCGGCGCGTTGGTCTCACGCCGGGGTTCTTTTTATATCACCAGGGGATATCGTCCCCGAGTTCTTCCTTGATGCTCTCGCGCTTCTGCTCGGTCAAGGGCGCTTTGGTTTGCTCGAACGGATCGGCCTTGCTTTCCACGGTGTCGAAATCGTCCATGCCGCCGTCGCCGTAGCGGGCTTCGGTGACCTGCACCGCGTCCAGCAGGAGGCTGATGCCGCCGTTGCCATCGGGATCAATGACGGCCACCGCCCATGCGCGCACAGTGCCTTTGGAGCCGCCCCAGAAGGCCAGATCGGCCAGCGGCTGCTTCTGCCCGTCGATGACGGTGGGCGCCTTGTTGGGCGTGCCGTCTTTCTTCATGCCGTTGCGCTTGGCTGCGAACTGCACGATCCCCGTCTCGTTGCCGTGTTCGTCCTTCAGCTTCTTCATGCCGAAGACCTTGGAGAACTGTGGCATCTTGCTGTTGCGCGAACGGCAGGCCTCGTAGTGGGCGCGCAGTTCTTCGTAGAGCGGCTTGGCCTGCTCCTTGGGCATGTCAAAGGCCACGCTCCAAGCCGCGTTGGATGCGGTAGGCGCGCAGGGTTCGCTGGCCTGCTTTTGGGTGTTGAAGCGGAAGGTGCCGCTCAATTTCGGATACTGAAGGGTCACGTTCTTGACGAGAACCTTGTGGAAGTCATCGTTGTTAGCCATTGGTTTGCTCCTCTTGGCGTTGGTCTCAGAAGTCTACAGTTTCGGTGAAGATGTCATCTTCGGTGGTCTCGGTCTGCCAGCGTGGCAGATCGATATGGTTAATCAGATCCCATCCAGTTGGGAAGTCTGAAACGGCGATGGCGTTGCTGATCTTTTGGAGGGTCTGGGTCACGATCATGTCGGCGTGGTCCAGATAGCGGTCGGTCAGGGCGTGGACGCCGACAGCAAAGGGCGCCTCCTTTTCGACCGCGATGAACAT